CCCTCTAGACCTTATGGGTAGAATGGCAAGACTATTAGACGACCAAAATGTACCTGAAGAAGGTAGATGGTTCGTTGCAGGTCCTGACTTCTACGAAGTGCTAGGAAGCTCTAGTTCTAAATTGCTATCAGTAGACTATAATGCCGGACAAGGCTCTATTAGAAACGGATTAGTTTCTAGTGGAAAACTTCGAGGCTTTGACATGTACAAGTCAAACAACATAGCTGACACATCTAATGCTGCCGGTAAATGTTTGGCAGGTCATATGTCTTCTACTGCTACAGCTAACACAATTCTATCAACAGAAGTGTTGAGAGACCCAACATCGTTTGGTGACATTGTGAGAGGTCTTCATGTATTTGGTGCGAAAGTACTAAGAGATGAAGCTCTAGTTGGTGCATTCTACGGAATAGACTAATACTTAAACTTGGGGGAGTCTCCGGACTCCTCCTCTTTTTTAACCCATAAATTTTAGAGGTAAATAATATGGCAATAGTAAACATAAGAGATACTGGTCGTAACTCAGCAAAGACAGCAGATGTTCGTGCTCTTGCTACTAAAGTTCAGAAGCCCTCAGACACAGAAGCAATAACTGCAGCTAATACAATTACAGCAGCCGAATCAGGCACTCGTTTTGTTATGAATACTGCAACAGCTAGAATACAAACCCTACCTTCTCCTGCAGCAGGATTAGAGTATTGGTTTTATGTCGGGGCAACAGAACCTACAGGTACGCATACAATAGTAACAGCATCTAGTGCTAATATTATTGTAGGTAATGTGTCTTCTCCGGAAGATGCAGCAGGAAGCGTAGCTACAGTAACAGATGCAGATACTATTTCATTAGTAGCTAGTAAAGCTGTACATGGAGATTATGTCCATGTATGGTCTGATGGTACTAATTGGTATCTTGACGGACAATGTAAAGTTCAAGACGGAATTACTACAACTCAAGCGGGTTAGTAATGTATAAAATTTGGAGGAGTCTCTTTGGACTTCTCCTCTTTTTATTAAAATAGAGGATACACTATGTGGGATTATAATAAATGGATAACTAACCATTACAACACAAAAATTGTTGGCAAATGGTTTAAAGAAGAACCTAAAAAAATAAAAAAAATTAAAAAAGAAGAAAAGTAAATGGCTACAACATATTTAGGTTTAACAAATGAAGTATTAAGAGAATTAAACGAAGTTGTTTTAACTTCTTCAAATTTTAGTGATGCTACAGGTCTACAAGCGTTTATAAAAGATTCAATTAATAAATCTATATTTGATATAGCTAATGAAGAACCACAGTTACCTTTTTTCTCAGCAGGAGTTAGCGGAGGAACAGACCCTTTTTATGGAAATGTAACTGTTGCTTCAGTAGCAGGAACTAGATGGTATACACTTAAAGCAGATAGTTCTAGTATAACAACCGATTACTCATCAGTAGATTGGGATGATTTTTATTTAACAACAATAAATGTAAGTGGAGAAACAACTCCTTACATTTCTAAAGGTTTAAAATTTTTAACACTAACAGATTGGAAAAGATACTATAGAGATAGTGAAAATGCTGATGATGCAGAAGGTTCAGATGCTTCTCACGGAGAACCCGTATATGTTATTAAAAGCCCAGACCATAGAAAGTTTGGATTAAGTCCAATACCAGATAAAGTATATAATGTACATTTCTATGCTTTTACAAAACCTACAGCCTTATCAGCTCATGATGATACTATTGTTATGCCAGAACAATATAGCAATGTTATAACAGCACGAACAAGATATTACGTGCATCAGTTTAAAGAAAATATTCAACAAGCAGCTTTTGCACTTGATGACTACAAAAAAAATATGAGGACTATGAAATCTAATTTAATTAATCCTACTCCTAAATGTATAACAGATGATAGGACGTATTTCTAAATGGCAGGTTCTCAACCATTTTCAGTAGATTTAGTAGGTGGGCTTAATAAGTCTACTAATTCATTAGCGTTATTGCAAACACCGGGGGTAGCTACAAAGTTAAGGAACTTTGAAGTATCACCTGAAGGTGGGTATCGTAGAATAAACGGATTTAGTTTATTTGGTGATACACTGCCTAATTCTACTAATGATGTTGAAGGACTATTAGTATATGCTGATGGTGTAATAGCTGTAGCAGGTAACGATGTATTTTTTAGTCAAGACGGAGAAAGTACTTGGTTGCAGTTAAATAAAGCAAGTGTTGCAGGAGGCGGAGATAATTATAGTACATTCACAGGTAGAAGTGAACTATCTTTAACAAGCGTAGACCAGTGTGAGTTTGCTATTTTTGAAGGTGCGTCTGATTATGGTGAAGTAGTTATAACAGATAAAAGTGGTACTAACTTACCATTCTTATTTAAAATGACTGGAACAGATTCAGATGTAGCTAATAGAACTTTTTTTGCAAGTCAAATAACTATTGATGGTTCTACTAAAGCTAAGTTTTGTACAATACATGATAAGCATTTAGTAGTATCAGGAGACCCTACTACACCAAACACAATTTATTATAGCGGTACTAATGACATAGATAGTTTTAGTAGTACAGGTTCAGGTAGTATAACTTTAGAAGATAAAGTTGTAGGTTTAAAAAGTTTCCGTGATGAACTATTTATATTTTGTCAAAACTCAATATTTAAACTACAAAATATTAATAACTCTAGTACTATTGCTATTGTACCAGTTACAAAAAACGTAGGTTGTTTAGATGGTCAAACAATTCAAGAAATTGCAGGTGACCTTATATTTTTAGCACCTGACGGATTTAGAACAGTTGCCGGTACAGCTAGAATTGGTGATGTTGAGTTAGGCACAATTAGTCAGGCTATACAGCCTTTGATTAATGATATTGCTGCCACCGCTAATTCATTACAATTTAGTAGTGTTGTACTTAGAGATAAGTCACAATATAGAATGTTTTATAGTAAAGTATCAGATAGTCAATTTGTTTCAAAGGGTATTATAGGAACACTAAGAATTAACGGATTTGAATGGTCTGAAACATTAGGTATACAAGCTCCTGCTATTACTTCTGGATTTGATAGTACAGGATTAGAAAAAGTATATCATGGTGATAGAGATGGTAAGATATATAATCATAATACAGGTAATAGTTTTAATGGTGAAAACATTGAAGCAGAGTATCAGTCTCCAGACTATGACTATGGTGACTTAGGAACTCTTAAGACTTTAGATTATACTAAAATTGCATTTACTCCAGAAGGAGATACACAACCAACACTAAGAGTTAGATTTGATTACGACAGTTTAAATACTCCACAACCTGCTGATGTAGTTCTAACGGAGATACCTGAACCTGCTATTTTTGGTAAGGCTTTATTTGGAACTCAAAAACTTGGAGCAACAGAACAACCTTTAGTAAAGCAAAATTTAACAGGTAGTGGACACAGTAATTTTTTTAAAGTATTTAGTAGTGATACTAATGCACCATATTCAATTAATGGACTATATGTAAATTATAGACCATCAGGAAGACAATAGGAGATATATATAAATGGCTACTTATGTAAGACAAAGTTCATTTAGTGATGGAGATACAATCACTGCTGCACTATTTAATAACGAATTTAACCAATTAGTAAACGCATTTAATGTAAGCACAGGTCACACACATGACGGCAGCACCACAGGAGATGGAGGACCTCTTTCAACACTTTATAGTAATGCATTAAGTTTTGGTACAGGCGCAGACACAGATATAGTTATTACTTTTAATGCTAATTCTAATGATGGTGTTTTAACATGGATGGAAGATGAGGATTATTTTAAATTTTCAGATGACCTATTAATTAACTCAACAGAAAAAGTACAGTTTAGAGATACTGCTATTTATATTTACTCAAGTGCTGATGGACAGTTAGATTTAGTTGCTGATACAGAAATTCAAATAGCAGCCACTACCATAGATATAAATGGTGCTGCTGATGTATCAGGAAACTTAGCAGTTGGTGGAAACTTAACAGTTACTGGTACTGCTACAATAGCAGGTAACTTAACATTTGGTGATGCGGCTTCAGATACTGTAGCATTTAGTGCTGATGTTGCTTCTCACCTTTTACCTAGTGCAGATGCTACGTATGACCTTGGTGCTTCTGGCTCTGAGTGGAACAATCTTTACATAGATGGTACAGCTAACATAGATAGCTTAGTTGCAG